AACACAAGTCATGGGATGTTCTTCTTTTAGAGAAGGTTATGATATTAAATCCCGAAGGCTGGTGCTTAGAAATAGAATTGAATTTTATAGAAAAACAACTGTACCTGAATTTTTATATCCTTTTTTAAAAGAAAAAGATTTACAAGTTTTAAAACAAAATGAACAACTAGAACAACTGCAACAACTGCAAGAACTGCAACAACTGCAAGGACTAGAACGACTGGAACAACTGCAAGAACTGCAACGACTAGAACGACTGGAACAACTAGAACAACTAGAACGACTGGAACAACTAGAATCACTGGAACGACTGGAACGGCTTAATTATTACAACTTAAGCTATGAACAAGTGTCCATAAAAAACAATTCAATTATTTACTGTGACCCACCTTACGCAGGTACTGCGGAATATGACGGTGGGTTCGATCACAAGGCTTTTTTTAATTGGGCGGACGATCAAGCAAATCCAGTTTTTATTTCAGAATACAATGTTCCCGACAAAAGATTCACTGAAATTTGGAATATAAAAAAAAGATCAAATCTAAGCCATGCGAAGACATTAAATATTAAGATCGAAAAATTGTATGTAAATAAATCTGGGCTTAAGGCATTGAGATTGTGAGGGACGCGGCTGGAAAGTTTAAAAAAGGAAACAAGGTTGGTGGCGGATTGAAACAACCCAAAGAATTAAGGGTTGAGGTTCTTGAGGACATCGTTGAACTTCGAAAGAAAGGTTACGGCCGAATCTTGAGACAATTTAAAAACATGTCGCAAATGCCGATTTCCACTTTCAAAATCATGTTGGACAACAAGGGACTTTCAATTGAGGATGCTGCATTTATGTCGTTCTTTAAAAACATGATTGAAAATGGTGATGTTGCGCGCATGAAATTTTATTTTGCAACTTATGGAATACCTACGGATTTAAAAGCCATTACGGTTCAGGAATCAAATGCAAATGCTGGCGATATCGATGATCAAAAGCGTGATGTAAATGAAGATCTATCTAAAGAAGAGCAATTAGAGATGATCGAAAAAATGAAAATTATTATTGCGTCTTCTTAACGTAGAACTTTTCGTCTTTAAAAAATCTATAAACATTTTTATTTGAATTGATTAGGTTTTTAGTGATCTCAATTTTCTTTCTGGAGTGGTCTACGATATCCAGGTCGGGCCATTTTTCGCAAACATATTGAGCCATTAGCGATTCTGCATCGGAATCCATCCCAATTACAAATTGTGGAATATTCACAACCTTGAACATCTCCCATAATCCAATGGCTAAACATTCGTTCTCGTATTTGGTAAAATTATTAAACCCAGGTTCTTTCGTGATCAGGTCTAGTTTGTTAGAATGTCGAATGAATTTAAAGAATAATTGAATACGTGCGATAATGTCCATCCAGAAATCTTGCCTAAATTATTTGAGAATGTATTGACGCAAAAAGGCAATTGACGATATGGAATTAGCTACACATAATATTAAACAGCTCCATGCAAACGAGCTAAATTGTTTCTATACAAACGAACAAAGGAATAAAATGGACACCCAAATACAAAATTTAATAGACGATTCTATTCAGTACACGAGTATTTACGACTTAATAATGACGTCCCAGCATAGCGGTTTTATGCACGACCGCTTAAAAAAAGCTCAAGAATTTATCACGCTGAAGCATACAGCCCTCAAAGAACAAATCAAAAAACATCCCGATCAAGAAGAAGTCGTACGTCTTTTAGGCGAGAGGGCTAAAGAGGTATTGTCGTGAAAAAAGAAAAGAAAAATGAAGGTGGATTATTACAAGATATCGAGTTCGATGCTCTATCTTTATTAAAAGTCCCAGCTGGTGAAATCGGTGCATTTAATTATTCAGTATTAAGATTAAAAATTAAAAATGGCGAAGTGACTAACGTCGAAATGTCCCCCCCGAATATGAAACAAATAGCAATGAGCGAAGGCAAAATTGCATTTATGAAAACATTTTTCTTCGAGGACGTTAGCGAAACGGTGACTTCAGATGCTCCATAGACAAATTGTATTATTATTATTTGTTCTGGGTGTGATAGGATATCTAGCTTTTTTTAGCCAATATATTCTATTTACTTGTTTTTCTGGCCTAGTATTGGCCGTGCTTTTTTTCGATCAATTTAAAGATATAAAAGAAAAGACAGAAATCGAAGAAAGAATGATTGCTCTCGAAAAGAAAATCATCGCACTTGAAATAAAAAACAATAATCTAAGTCTAACCGTGGGATTGCGTAAGTAATGGATGGACAGCAAATACCTAAAGGCTAAGTACGACGAGCTAGTCCTCAAAGCATGGTTAGACGGAAACCTAAATTACAAACTTCATGCTGGTCAATTAAAAATTGATAACGAAATCAAAAATGGTTCCGAAAAATTACACGTCGTAAACGTATCCAGACAGTTTGGCAAAACATTTCTAGAGGCAAAAATAGCTTGTGAAGTGGCTCGTAAAAAAAAGCGAGCACGAATTAAAATTGGTACTGCATTTTTAACCGACCTAGAAGAATTTGTATTGCCTGCGTTTGAAGAAGTATTATCCGATTGCCCACCATCATTGAAACCAAAATACAATGCACAAAAACATAAATTCACGTTTCCATATTGTGGCTCTGAGGTTAAATTGATCGGGCTAGATAGAAAGCCCGATGGACTTCGTGGGAATGTGGTCGATGCAATTATGTTGGATGAAGCGGGGTTCATTGGCGATCTGGATTACCAATATAAATCTGTAATTATTCCTTCGACTACGCATAGGCCGAATGCAAAAATTATTTTCTTCTCGACTCCACCTGAATCATTAGATCATCCATTTGCACAATATTGCGAAATGCAAAAGCTATCGGGTAATTACTCGCACGCTACGATTTACGATAACCCGATGTTAACTGAAAAACAGATTGACGATATTATAAAATTATATGGCGGTTCTGATTCAATTGAATTTCGTCGTGAGTATTTAGCAGAATTGATCGTGGATAAAAACAAAGCGATTGTGCCCGAATGGGATGATAGATTTATCGAGGCCGTGCCTCCAACGGAATTTACTAAATTTTATCATAGATATACTGCGATGGACTTAGGGGTTCGGGATTTTACAGCATTTTTATTTGGCCACTATGATTTTAATAAAGGTCGATTGATTATTGAGGACGAAGCGGATTTATCTGGCGATAAAGTTAGAACCGATATCATGTTGGAATTGATTAGAAGAAAAGAAGCACAACATTTCGGTGAAATAAAACCTAGATTAAGAATTTCGGATAATAATAATTTACAATTATTGAATGATTTAACTACCCTTCACGGTATGCCATTCTCACCCACCTCGAAAGATCATCTTCATGCAATGGTAAACGAGTTGCGAATGTGGGTTCAGCGTGGTCGAATCGTGGTTCATCCACGTTGTAAAATGCTAATTGGCAATTTAAATAACGCATTGTGGAATGATCGACGTGATGAATTTACGAGATCATCCGTTTATAAACATTGGGACCATTTAGCTACGCTTATATATATGGTGAGGAATATAGATCAGCATACGAATCCAATTCCAGCGACTTATGGAATGAGGATGAGTTCTCACCATATAAATGAAGGGTTTGGTCAAGAAAAAAACTTAACAGAGTTAAAAAAAGCATTTAACCTTAAGCGGTAAGGAAGAAATATATATGAAAAAATACTGGGCAACAGAGGGCATCGATAAGATCGGCTCTAAAATATTAGGTCAATTCGATGATTACCAACAGTTTATTCAGACAACTGGAATGTTGGCCGTATGGCAAAAAAGCTATGAAGCATATTACAAACCTATGTGGATGCTTGGTGGAACGCAAAGGGTTGGAAACCAAGGCGAGTATACTTCGACTTGCATAAATCATTATAAAAATTTATTAGAACATTTGCTCACAATGGTGACGCAAAACAGACCTGCGCTTGACCCTAAGGCTACGAATACAGATCAGAAATCACAATCCCAAACGATTTTATCTCGTGGATTATTAGATTATTATTTAAAAGAAAAGAATTTAGAAGAGCAATACGTTCTAGGTCTAGATTACGCTATTAAATTTGGCGAAGGTTTGATTATTAAAGAATGGGATGCGACCGAGGGTGCTAAAATTTCAGAGGACCCAGATACTGGGCAAATTATAAATGAGGGTGATTTAGTATTTACATCAGCAATGTCCGTGGATGCTGGTCGTGATTGCTCCGTTCGTGATGTAAACAAAAACAAATGGTGGATTATCCGTCGCTATGAAAACAAGTACGATATGGCCGAAAAATACCCAGAAATGGCCGATAAAATCATAAATTTAGCGGACGATACGGATTCTACTTATGAATTGAGAAGAAATATATTCGATTCGTATTCTTCTGATTTAATACCAGTTTTTAAATTATACCATAGTAAATGCTCGATATTACCCGAGGGCCGTATCACGGAATGTTTGCGAGAGGATATAATTACAATTGACGGACCAATGCCATATAAAACAAACCCTGTAAAAAGAATTATTCCAAAACAAATTGATAGAATGAATTTTGGATATTCTGCATCGTTCGATTTACTTCCTATCCAAGAACAATCCGATGTTTTACATTCCACAATTACAACAAACCAAAGATTATTTGGAGTTCAGAATATTCAAGCACCGATCGGTGCAAACGTAGGCGTTGAGGAATTAAAAGAAGGGTTGAATCTATTATCTTTCGACCCGAAATTAGGTAAAATAGAACCTCTAAATCTTTTGCAAACTGCTGGTGAAATTTTTAATTACACTAGAGAGTTATCTGGCCTAATGGAAACGATATCGGGCGTAAATTCAGTGGCTCGTGGTAATCCAGAAGCGACATTAAAATCAGCGTCTGGTTCAGCGATGGCATTGATTCAATCTATGGCTATCCAATTCGCTAATAAATTAGAGCAGTCTGCAACGAAGGTTCTAGAAGAAATTGGAACGGATATTATAAATGATTTAAGGGTATTTCAGAAAAACGAAAGAACTGCTGCGATCGTTGGTAAATCTAATCAAGTTTATATGTCAAACTACACAGCCGAGGATTTGGATTTAATAAATCGGGTGACTGTTGATCGTGGGTCTGCGCTAGGTAAAACCACGGCAGGTAAATTACAAATCGCACAAGATTTATTTGAGAAGGGTTTAATAAAAACCGCAGATCAATATTATATGGTTTTAGCGACTGGTCGATTAGAAGTTGCAGTTGAAGGTGCTGAGGCAGAAATGTTAAACATCAAATCAGAGAATGAAAAATTATCCGAGGGTGAGAGCATACCCGTTGTTGTTACAGATAATCATCTTGCACATATCAACGAACACAAAGCGGTTATTGCTCCGCCCGAGGCTCGTCAAGACCCGAATGTTCTACGTGAAACATTGGCTCATATTCAATTACACATAAATGAATTATCAAATCCGATGAACGCCAATTTATTAACATTGCTTGGTCAACAACCGATTATGATGCCACCACCTATGCCACCAAATGGCGGTCCACCTCCACCACAAAATGGCAATCCAATTATGGAAGAAGCAGAGGGTGTGAATATGCCAGCCTCGCCCACCAATCCGATGACGGGTGAGCGTGCTCCATTAGCCGATGGGTCCGCAGGGCGTCCATGAATCGAGAGCACATGAGACCGATAAATTTAGATAAAGATTACGCTTGGCTACAGCTAATTTGTAATACTAGAGACGTTAAAACATTTAAAAAAGAATATTTGCCATCGACTGGTTATATTGTCGAGGGTAAATGTTTTTGCTTCGTGTACGAAACAAATTCTAAAGTTTGTATTCTAGAACATTTAGTTTCAGCGAAGGGTTGCGATACTGCTATCGTAGACAAATTGATAAAAGACATAATGGATTTGCAAATGCGAAAAGGATACACGCTAGTCGTTGGAATCACTACGCATGAAAAAGTAATAAATAGAATTAAAAAATATGGTGGTAAGGCTTCTGAGCCTCATACTGCTTTTTATAAAAAATTATAAATAATCGTATCCAACAAAGGACCGATCAAGGAGATGTTATGGAAGTGGAAACTTCAACGCAAGCACCAGAAGTGGAAGTAGATGTCGATTTAAATTTAGAATCAGAGGATTCAGGCGAAGAGCAAATTGCAAAGCCATCGGGTCCAGACCCTAAATTCTTAGAGGCATTACGTCGTCATAAAGAAAAAGTAAAAATCGATGGCGAAGAAATCGAAGTCGATTACGAAACTATGAAACGAGATTATCAGATTCGTAAAGCATCGGATAAAAAATTTCATGAAGCCTCGATGAAAGAAAAGAGAGTCGAAGAGTTCTTAAAAATACTTAAAACAAATCCAAAGCAAATTCTGATGAACAAAAATCTTGGGTTGGATATGCGTCAATTAGCGGAAGAAATCTTAGTCGAGCATTTGCAAGACGATATGATGGACCCTAAAGATAGAGAGCTAAATAAATACAAAAAACAAATAGCTGAAATCGAAGAGCAAAAGAGATTGGCTCAACAAAAATCAGAACAAGAACAACAAAGCCAATTGCGTGAAAAATATTCTGATGATTACTCAAATGAAATTGTCGATGCTTTGAAAGCAGCAAGCCTTCCAAAATCAGAACATACGGTCAAACGTATGGCTTATTATATGCACCAAGCATTGAAGCAGGGCTATGATCTAAAAGCAGGAGACGCTGTAGGAATGGTGCGTCAAGATTATATCAACGAGCAGAAATTTCTTTTCAATGAAATGAGCGAGGATGTTTTAGCGGACATTCTGGGTGAAGAAAACGTAAAGAAAATCAGGCGTTACGAAGCTAAACGTCTAAAAGCTGGTAATACTTTGCCACGCACTCCTCAGCAACCAAATGGGGTCGAGGTCCATAAAAGAAATGTTAAAAATAATAAAATTTCTGTAGACCAGTGGAAAGAGAAGTTAAAAAAGTTCGACTAGACTTGTAAAGTTTTTAAAAAATAAATACGATAATAACTTAAGAGGTTTTTTTGCGTTCGGTTCGCCAAAACAATTTAAAACCTCTAATCAGTTCAATCTTGATTCGTTACGGCTAAATTAAGACTCCGAACATAAGACAAAAATAGAATTTCAATCAATCTTAATTCATGGAGAATTTATATTATGGCAACTAGCCCTAGCGACCTAACGGGTCTATTTAAAGAAGTTTACGGTGATGAAATCATCAACCTAATTACGGACAGTGCGAAGAACACGAAACTTATTGATTTTGTTTCTAGCGAACAACAAACTGGTAATAAATACCACCAACCTGTAATCGTTCAGCATGAGCATGGCGTAACATACGCTGGTCCTGCTGCTGGTGCATTTGCATTAGAAGACGCTATTACAATGAAGATGCAAGATGCACAAATCGAAGGTTCACAAATGGTCCTTAGGTCTGCGTTATCTTATTCTGCGGCTGCTCGTGCATCTAAAGAAGGCGCAAAATCATTCAAAAAAGCAACTGTTCTTCAAGTTCAGAACATGCTTGAGTCAATCACTAAGCGTGCTGAAATCTCTATCCTACACGGACAAATGGGAATCGGAAACATTGCTATCGGTGGATTTGATGAAACTGGAGCTTCTGCGACTACGGCGACTTTCGTGGTTTCTGATGCAACTTTTGCTGACGGTATCTGGGCTGGTTCAACTGGTGCTAAATTAGTATTTTATTCTGATAAATCAGATACTATTGCTTCTGGAACAAACCTAAACGCTAACGCTGATACAAACCAAGATATAATCATCACGGCTGTGAATATAGCAACTAGAACAATCACTGTTTCTGGTTCTGCGGCTGCGATTGAAGATATCAATGATGTTTCAGTCACAAAAGCATTAGATATTTATTTCAAAACAGCAGTTGAAGGAACTGGTCTTACGTTTGCATATAACGAAATGGCTGGGATGCATAAAATCATGGTCAACACTGGTATTTTATTTAATATCAATGCTGCGGTTTATGATTTGTGGAAAGGAAACACAGCGACAGTTTCTGGTCAGCTTACTTTCGGAAAAGTTCTTTCTGAAAACTCAGCTCCAGTTGCTCGTGGTGGTCTAGATGAAGAAGTGGTTTTAGAAGTACATCCTAAAACATGGGAAAACTTGAACTCTGATTTAGCGGCTCTTAGAATGTTCGATGGTTCGTACAGCAAAGACAACGCAGAAATCGGTTCTCAAGAAATCACATACTACGGACAGTCTGGGAAAATCAGAATCATCGCTTTCAACCTTATTAAACGTGGTCAAGCGTTCTTGTTCCCTCCTAGCCGTTGTAAACGTGTAGGTGCACAAGAAATTTCATTCAAAACACCAGGTAAAGAAGACGAAATCTTCCTACAGTTGCCAAACAACGCTGGATTTGAAATGAGATGCTACACTGACCAAGCATTACTTATCGAAACACCTGCTAAATGTTTATATTTAAGCGGTTTTACAAACGCATAATATAAATATTGCTTTTGCCAACAGGCCCTATGGTACACTTTAGCCTGTAGGGTCTGATAAATAAATTGCACTTAAGCCACCTAAAATGAATAATACATTCATAGGTGGCTTTTTATTTTATAAACCAAAAGGATAAGTATGATGGATAAGAACAGAGAGTTAAAAATGCAACTTTTAGAAGAGCTAATGGATATGATGGACGAATCTGTCGGAAGCCAATTTAAGCCAAGCGAAGAAATGCCCGAAATAGAAGAAGAGATGCCAGAAACTGATTTAAAAATGATGGCTAAAGAAAAAATGATGGGTGCAGAAGAACCTGAAATGGAATTAGAAGAAGAGGCACCTGAATTAGAATTAGAATTAGGCGATGAAGGAATGGAAGAAGAAGAAAGTGGCGGTTTATTTGAAGATACTGCTGGCATGAGTTCATTTGAGAAAAAATTAAACGAAATGCGAAGAAAGAAGTAATCCATGAGCGTAAGCTATACTGTAAACGAGATAATATCTGGAATAAAAAGGCGTGCGACAATTCCGACAAATCAGGGATTGTTTAATGATGCTGTTTTAATTGAATTTGCAAACGATGAAATGCAACAAACAGTTGTCCCATTGATTATGTCCGTTCGTGAGGATTATTTTGTTAAACCTATAGATATAGCTTTAACAGGAGCAAATCCTTCTCAGTTTCAAATTCCACCTGATGCAATCGGGATGAAGGTTAGAAATATAGGTCAATTGTTTTCTGGAAACGCATTTGTAAATTTACCTAGATTAAGTATCACTGAAATAAACGATTATCGAAATTATGGGTTTGTCGTGGAAGGCAATACAGTCAAGGTTTACGCACAGGGATTAAGTCAAGTTCGAGTTTATTATTTCAAAAGACCTTTGCAATTAACTCAATTAAATTCTGCTGTTTCGCAAATTTCATCCATTGATGAATCAACAAATACAATTACAATTTCTGGAATAAATCCGTCTTGGTCTACAGCTACAGAATTAAATTTGATTCAAAGCTATCAGCCATTTGATTCGATTGAAAACTTGTTTCCTGTTTCTGCTGCGTATCCAGATTATGAATTTGAATCGGTCGCTGGAATGAGAGTTGGCGATTACATAACCAGACAGGGTTTTTCACCAATAGCTCAATTGCCAGTCGAGGCGCAAAAAACATTAGTGCAAGCGACAGTTGTTAAAATTCTAGAAGCAATGGGTGATCGTGAAGGTATGGCCGCTGCTGAGAAAAAATTAGAAGAAAATATAAAATCAATGACAACGATGATTACACCAAGAGTGGATGGAAGTCCTAAAAAAATAATTGATAACGGAATTTCTCAGTGGACTGGGAATAATAAAAGATGGCGGTGGTAAGCCATGGCTCAAAAATTAGATTTAAAAATAAAAGGGTTATATAAAAACCCTAACGTCTTCTCTGAAGTTCCTCCAGGTGCTTTGGAAGAGGCCGATGATATTGTAATAGAAAAAGATTCGATTGCAGAACCTAGGCGTGGTCAAAATTTTTATTTAGGACAATTAGCAAGTACGCCCGATAAAATATTTAATTATCAAAACAAAAGAATCGTTAGAACATTTGACGGTAAATTTCAAAATGATGTTGGTTCTTCATGGGCACAATATAATGGAACATACCAGTCTATTGATTTAGAAACTAAAACTCAAAGTTTAGAAGTAAATAGAAATTTTTATTTCACATCAGTTTCAGGTGTGAAAAAACTAGACTCAATTACAAGTGAAATCACTTTTGCTGGTGCCGTACGTGCTCTTGATGGGTTCGGTTCTACAAATGGAACAAGCGGCTTTTTGGGAGACGACAAGAGTGTTGCGTACAGAATTGTTTGGGGCTACAAAGACAAAAATGAAAATTTAATTTTAGGTGCGCCATCGAGTCGAATTGTGATCACAAACGTCACAGGCACGCCAGTAAACACAAGCATTGATTTTATAATTCCAGATGGCGTGACAACAAATTGGTTTTATCAATTGTACAGATCGCAAGTTGTGGACATTGGAATCGAACCAAACGACGAAATGCAATTGACGCAAGAGATTTATGTCACATCTGCACAATTGACTGCAAAAAAAGTTGTTTCAATCGACAACACGCCAGACAGTTTAAAAGGCGCAACTCTTTACACATCGCCATCACAGCAAGGAATTTTGGAAACCAATGATCAGCCACCATCTGCACTAGACATTGAGGTTTATAAAGACCATGTTTTTTTTGCGAACACTTATTCAAAACAAAAGTTGACGATCAATTTGATTTCTGTGGACACAGACAGTGTTCAGAGTTTTGGCGTTGCACTTGTTGATGGCGCAATTTCAAGTGGTTCAAATTTAATTACAGACTTGAATTCAACAACAAATCTTCGAGTTGGAATGGGTTTGTTCATTCAAGTGGACACGCCAGCTTTTCCAGATGGGACTGTGATTGTTTCAATTGATTCATCAACACAAATCACAGTTTCAAACAATTCCACAGTGACAGATGCAAGCACAAACGTAAGTTTTGGTGACAGGATTTCAATTGCTGGTGTTGATTATTTTGCATCCACGAGCGGTTTTATAAATCCATTGCCAGCAAATTATTTTCCAATTCAAACAACTCTCACGCCATCGGAAAATATCCAAGATTCGGCACTGAGTTTGATCAATGTGATCAACACTTTTTCTGGAAACACATCGGTCTATGCTTATTATTTGTCTGGATTTAATGATCTTCCAGGTCAAATTTTAATTGAATCTAGGGTTGGCGGTGAACCAGAATTTGCTTTGTCATCAACGCAAGGGGCATCATTTAGCCCAGCATTGCCAAATAGACAAACCATTACATCCAATACAGCAGCCACTTCTAGCGTTATTACGTCCGTGGCTCATGGATTAACTACAAATGATTTTATATATATTTATAATTCAAATAGCACGCCATCGATCGAGGGCGTTCATCAGGTCATAGTATTAACTGGGGATACGTTTAGCATACCCGTGACAGTTTCAATCGCTGGAACTACTGGTTATTTTTCTATGAACGACGATGCGGTTGTTTCTGATAATAATACAAGACCGAATGTGCTTGCCATTTCAAAGTTCTCACAACCTGAATCCGTCCCACTTATTAGTTCGCTTCCAGTAGGGTCTGCTAATTTCCCGATAAAAAGAATATTAACAAATCGTGATTCTTTATTTGTTTTTAAAGACGATGGGATTTTTATTGTAAACGGAGAAGATAGATCAAATTTCAGGGTTCAATTATTAGATAATACTGCGATTTTATTAGGTCCAGAAACTGCGGTGACTTTAAATAATCAAATTTTTTGTTTTACAACTCAGGGTGTATGCTCGGTGAGTGAAACAGGAGTTCAGATTTTATCTAAGCCTATCGAGGGCGAGATATTATCCTTAGCCAATCAAGAAAATGGATTCGGAGATAATTTTTTTCAACAAAGAGCTTTTGGAGTCGCCGTAGAAAGCAGAAGGTCATATATTTTATATTTGCCTAGCGTCGGGGTTGATAATCAATCGACTCAGCAATTTGTTTACAATTTTTTTACTGGATGCTGGTATCGATGGACTACAAAACGGTCGTGTGGAGTTGCATCTCGAACCACAAACGTTTTGTATACTGGAAACATTGATAATTCCTTTATATATAAAGAAAGAGAAGACAATGGAATTATATCTAATCCATTAAATGTTTACGCTGATGAAAGCTACAACGTTGAGATTTCTGATGTTACGGACAATGTAATTACGGTTGATACAATCACAAATCTTTCAGATGGATATACAGTTCGCCAAGGTAATCTTGAAGCTGTAATTCTTGGAATTGATTTTGATACGAACCAATTAACATTATCAAATGATACTGCTTTTTTATTGAGTACAGCTCAAGTTAGTAAACCAATAAATCCAATTGTAGAATTTATACCAATAGATATTGAAAACCCTGGCATTTTAAAACAATATCGGGAATATACTTTAATATTTAAAAACCGAGCAGTTTATAATGTGATCGCTCAATGTCGATCTAATTTTTATATTCAAAATAATTCAGCACCTACGTTTACCACAAATGCATTAACTATCGATGCAGGATTGCCATTCATATCATATCCATGGCGAGAAGCTCCGTTTGATAAAACTAACCCGTCCTCTTGGGAGCAGGATGCTGCCATTAGGACATTTGTTCCATTGGAAGTGCAGCGTGCTTTATGGATTGCTATTAGAATTTCAACGAACCAAGCATTTACTTACTTTCAATTACAGGGCGTGAGTGTGGTTTTCAATGCAATGGAAACGAGGTTTAAATAATGGCAAAACTTCCATCGAAAAGAAAACTTTTGCGTGAGGACTTGAAAGAGGCACCAGCATGGATTGACAAGATTTTAGGTTTTGTGAATCCATTTTTTGAAGATGTTTATTTTTCCTTAAACAAAAATATTACTTTAAGAGAAAACATTGATTGCGATGTCAGAGAAATCACGATTGAAACGACATCAACTTATTCAAACAACATTCCAAATGTTGATGCGATTCAAGGCGAAATTGATGCAATTGATATTCGAATTGATGATTTGGAAACTCTTGTTGAATCGTTGTCTGGCGTACCGATTGGTTCAACAATCGGTTGGGATTCTGAAATAAGTTTGCCAATCGGTTTTTTAAAGCGTGAAGGTCAAGAAATTTCTAGGTCAACGTATGATCAGCTTTTTGCCATTATTGGTACTACCTTTGGTGCAGGAGATGGGTCAACAACTTTTAATTTGCCAAACTCAAAAGGTCTTGTTCATCGCGGAATGGGCACTCAAGTAGTTGGTGGGAATACTAAAGACGGCGGATTACTTGGCGAAGTAATAGAAGATCAAATGCAGAGAATCACTGGGCGTGCTGATATTGATGCCGCACGTACTTTTGGTAACAATACTGGTTCTGCGGCTGGTGTGATGACTATTACTGAGTCTGTTAACGCAAGCCAACGTGCTAATAGCGTCTCTGGTGGTTCACCAATAGCGATATCTTTTGACTCCCTTGGCTCACCTAATCGACGAGTATCGGCTACAACAGATGGGGAAACTAGAGCATCCTCAATTTCTACAATCTTTATTATTCGCGCACAAAATTTAGAAACAGCAAGTTCAACATCGAGTGCGATTGATGCGTTGAATGCTAGAGTTTCAACAAATGAAAGTGACATTTTGGCAATTGAATCTCAATTACCACCGCCAATTTCTGCAATCACAGGACTTGGTGATTTTATTAAGATAGGTCAAGACTCAAGAAACGACGATGGTACATATACAGTTTCTTTTGATACTCCTTTTGTTTCAGGTTCTGATTCTGACATTCAGATAGTTATTATGAGAAAGGAGGCTGATACTTCCAATGCAATCCTTGCAACAAATTTTACGAAGTCTGGATTTAACGTAAACAGATCAAACGAGATAAACGGCACTCAAACAATTAGTTACATCGCAATCAATGGGAGCTATTTGTAATGCCAAGTTTCGTAAATGAAATAAAATTTCAAACAAGTTTAAAAAGAAAGACCGATGGAATTACTTTACTTGAAATCCAAGACCTTTCAACGAATCAACAAATTAAATTTGGTGTGACCATTGACTGGAAAGAAGTCAATGGGACAATAATAATTGATCACATTACGGGACTTGAACCAAATAAAAAATACAAAATTAAAATTCTGCAAGTTTAAAAAAGGAAAACAAAAATGGCTTATTTGTTACAAGACGATGATGAACAAAATCAACAAGGTCAACAAGGTCAACAAATCGCTGGTCCACAGGGTGGTAATGTTATCCCAACGGATAATACTGGACAAGTAGGCCAACCCGTTCAAAATTCATCAGGTCAAGCTAGTGGGCAATTATCTGGAACGGGTCAATCCTCAAGCCAAGCACCTCAACAAGCGTCTGATCAAAAAGGCACTGGATTTAGAAACGTATCTGAATATATAAATCAAAATAAAAATCAGTCCCAAGGTTTGGCAGATAGAGCGGCTGGTGCGATTACAAATAAAATTGATACTGCAAAATCAAATATAAATAACAGTGCAACTTCATTTCAAGATCAAGTTCAGCAAAATACTGTAAATTTAAATCAAGATGTTGCAGATAGAGCGGCTCAAGATGCTTATCAGTTTTCGCAAAACCAAGGTGATGTCGATCAATTTAAAAATATGTATGCTGGTCAATACAAAGGACCTCAATCTTTTGAAGGCCAAGATAATTACCAAGATATTTTATCGGGTGTAAATCAGGCCAAGGATTATGCTAAATTAGCAGATAATGAATCTGGTCGAACTGAAATTTTAAAATCATTACAGCAAAATAATACTAAATCTAATGGAATGGCCGCTCTTGATAATTTGCTTTTACAAACCAACCAAGGGGCGAGTGATACTTTAAAAAGTGCTGCCAGTGGGGCATTTAGCCTTGATGATTTTTTACAATCTATTTCTGGCCAGCAAAATCAGAATGTTCAAAATGCTCGTGATACAAGCCAACAAACAGCGCAAGGATTACAGGAGAGATTTCAAGGTCAGGGTGGGGTTTATGATCAATTTGTGGGTGGATTAGATCAGCGAGTGACAGATGCTCGCACAAGGGCTGACGCAACAACTCAATCTATTTTAGATCAATTAGCAAATGGAACAATAAGTCCAGACCAAGCGTCTTACTTAGGGTTGGATGAGCAACAATTAGCTGGAGCTACGGGACAAATAGATAGATTAAATTATTTGAATGATTTTTTCGGAGACAAAGGATTGTTAGGTGAAGAATACCGTGGAACGGATTTGTCGCCGTATGCTAGCAGAAATTCAACATCAGAGGCCGCTTTAAGTAGACAAAACGTAGGTACTCAAGATGATTTTATGAAACTTCAAGCGTTGAGTGATTTATTAGGTACGGATAATAATGTTCTTCAGCAAAATGAACAATTAGGCACAGCATCCGATGATCTTGTGGATTTTGATTTAAATAATTTTATGTCGGATTATGGCCAAAATGTAAATACTAGAGAATCAGCGTTAGATAGATATAATATGCTTTCTAAAGAATGGGATTCATTTAAAGGTAATAGCAAAAAACAAGTCGAAAAAAGAGCTTATTCTGGAGTAAAAGCTAGAAATTTAGATGAATATTTAAAACAACGTGGTTTTTCAGTGAATGATTCAAGTTTGGAAAAAATACATCCTTGGAGAAGTGCAGTACCAGGAATAGGATTATAGGAGCGATAATAAAATGGGCTTAGGAAGTAAAGACAATTCATTTGATGATTTAAAAACACCAGCAATTGAGGATATGCAAGTCCAGCTTGAACTATTGGTTCAACAAGGATTGATGTCGCCTCAGCAAGCACAAGCTATGATGCAAGATCCATCAATGTTTGAGCAGATATCCGAAGACCCGTCCCTTCGTAATGCACAATTACAAGCGTTGTCTGAATTGCAGGATATTTCATCCTCGGGTGGAATGACGGCGATGGACAAAGCACAATTGGCTGAAATTCAAGGAAACTTGAATAATCAAGAGCGTGGTTCTAGGGAAGCGTTAATGCAAAATGCTCAATCCAGAGGTGTTGCAAATTCCGATATGGCATTAGCCCAGCAAATGCTAAATCAGCAACAATCAGCACAACGTGGTTCTCAACAGGGCATGGACGTGGCTGCACAAGCACAGCAACGGGCATTAGAAGCTATTATGCAATCGGGGCAGCTTGGTGGTCAGATACGAAATCAAGATTTCAGTCAGAATGCCCAGAAAGCTCAAGCGCAGGATATGATTAACCAATTTAATACTCAAAATAAACAAAATGTTAATTTGGCGAATACCCAAGCAAATAATTCAGCTCAGCAATACAATTTAGATCAAAGACAAAATATCTCAAATCAAAATGTTGGATTAAGAAATCAACAACAAATGCAAAACAAATCATTGATTCAGCAAGATTTTGATAACCGATATAAAAAAGCGGGTGGTAAATCACAAGCAAATGCTGCGAACAATGCGACAGATCAGCAAACTAACCAATTGATAGGTGGGATTGGCACAGCTGCAATGATGGCCTCTGATCGAGATGCAAAAGAAGATATTGAGGAATTTGAGCCAATGAATTTCATGGATGAACTCACGGGTTATAAATATAATTATAAAAGTCCTGAAAAACATGGCGAGGGTGAGCAAGTTGGCGTGATGTCCCAAGATTTAAAAAAAGTCGCACCTCAAGCGGTTAGCGAAGACGAAGAAGGGACGGAAAGAATAGATTATAATAAATTAGGTGGACCAATATTGGCTTCGCTTGCAGAATTAAACGATAGAATCAAAAAAATCGAGGGCAAATAATATGGCATTTGGAGATGATGAAAAACTAAACCCAAGAGATATGCTTTATAAACAATTAACTGAAAAATATGGTCTCGATCAACGAAATCAAGTTGTTGAAGAAAACAAAACGCCCGAAGGTTTTAACTGGAGGGCTTTTGGGGCTGGTATTGGAACTTCATTGCAAGGCAAGGGTGCGCAAGGAACGACCGATTTATTAGATCGCCAAGCAAAAGAAAGAGAAGGCAATGTAAATGCTTTTGATAAATCAAAAACAGGATTGCTTTCTGATATAGATGCGAATGATAAAATGACAGCAACAGGCCAAGAGCAGGATTTGTTTAAAAGAGAAAACGATATGGCCAGCGAAGATTCTAGGATGATTCAAGGTCTTGCTTCTAAAATGATGCCAAGCACTGATTGGTCGAATTACAGTGCTGCACAAATCAAAAAAATGATTCCAAGCATTGATAGTATTTATAAAACAGAACAAGCAAGTCGTGAAAACGCATTCAAGCGTCAAGACGATTTAAATAAATCTGCTTCTGAAGCAGCGATGAAAAAGAAAGAAGTAGATATCAAGGGCTCCAGCGATTTAAGAAAGGAATACAATAATAATCCTATCGTTCAAGACACTCAGGATATTCAACAAGCGTTTGGTAAAATTCAGAAAAATGCTGAGAACGTATCTGCGGCTGGTGATTTATCTTTAATTACAAACTATATGAAGATGTTAGACCCAGGTTCTACAGTTCGAGAGGGTGAATTTGCCAATGCTCAAAATTCTGGTGGGGTTCCCGATACTGTAAGAGCTAGATATAACCAAGTAGTTAGTGGACAAAGATTGTCATCTGCGCAGCGAGCTGATTTTTTAGGTCAATCTAAAAATATATTTGATTCGCAATTAGAAAGATTAGCCGAAACCAATAACAGGTATCAGTCGTTAGCTGATAAATATGGTATGGATTCACAAGATATTCTTATGAATGTAAAACCCGCTGAAATAAAAGGGGTGAAAAAATCTAAACCAAAAACTATCGTTCAAAATGGACATACCTACACTCTTGATGAAAAGACAGGGGAATATAAATAATGGCAAAGCCGAAATTCAATCCTAATGAAGAGTTTGAGGTTGTTAAAGAGATCAAAGGACCTAAACCTAAATTCAATCCAGAAGAAAGTTTTGAACCCGTCGAGGAGAAAGAGCCGACTTCTAAATTTGAATCTGGATTACGTGGCGCCGTTCAAGGTCTGACGATGGATTTCGGTGATGAAATTACTGGTGGGCTAGGTTCGCTTAGTGCTATTTTTTCTGATGAATCTTTTGGCGATGCTTACAGAAGAAATCGAGATGAATCGAGAGAAAATTATAAAAATGCTAAAGAATCAAATCCATATACTTATGGAACTGGTCAAGTCGTAGGAGGGATTGGTTCGTTAGCAATTCCAGGTTTGGGATTAGCAAAAGGAACCAAAGTCGCAAATCTTGGAATGAAGGGATTGATGAAACTCGGTGCAAAACAGGGTTTAAAATCTGGTGCCGCTTATGGATTAGGTTCAAGCGAGGCTGATTTAACATCAGGTAAATGGGATGAAGCAGGTCAAGCTGGATTGGATACAATAATTGGTGGTGGCCTAGGTATGGCTATGGGTGCAGGAACTCCA